ATTGCAAGATTGATGCAAGGTAAAGATAGTGAGATGGAAAGAATCAAATCACTAGCAGGCATTAATAACTAAGAATCACTTTTTTGGCAACCTTGTGGTTGACTTTACTAAGTAACTGTAGTAGTATATAACATGTGCTACTACTTTAAAGGCACAGCGGAATTGTTCCGCACTAAAGCACATAGGCTTAAAACTTATAGGAGGCAATAACTATGGCAACATTAGCAGAGATCAGAGCTAAACTTAAAGAGCAAGAATCACGCACAGGTGGTTCAGACAACAGAAGCGGCGGCGACAACGCAATTTACCCATTTTGGAATTTGAAGGAAGGTCAGACAAGCACAGTCAGATTCTTACCTGATGGTGACGAAAATAATACATTTTTCTGGCAGGAACGTTTAATGATTAAACTTCCATTTGCTGGAATCAAAGGCGAGACAGACTCTCGTCCAGTACAGGTACAAGTACCATGTATGGAAATGTATGGGGAAACTTGTCCAGTACTTTCAGAAGTACGTGGATGGTTTAAAGATCCAAAGTTAGAGGATATGGGTCGTAAGTATTGGAAAAAGCGTTCATACGTATTCCAAGGCTTTGTGACTGATAACCAAATTTCAGAGGATCAAACTCCGGAAAACCCAATCAGACGTTTTATAATTGGACCACAAATCTTCCAAATCATTAAGGGAGCATTAATGGATCCAGATATGAACGAACTACCTACAGACTACACAGCAGGTGTAGACTTTAGAATCGCTAAAACATCCAAAGGCGGATATGCTGATTACTCAACATCAAACTGGGCTCGTAGAGAGCGTCCGTTAGATGAAGCTGAGTATAAAGCAATTGAAGACAATGGCTTGTTTAACATGAGCGACTACTTACCAAAGAAACCTGGTGAAGTAGAAGTTGAAGTTATCAAGAAAATGTTTGAAGCATCAGTAGATGGTGAAGCATACGACATGGAAGCATTTGGTCAATACTTTAGACCAGCAGGCGTAAGAGCGGCAACTGGTGATCCAGTTAAAGCAAGTACACCAGCACCGGCTCCAGCGGCACCAGCAACAGGAATGACAGCAGAGGCTCCAGTAGCTGATGCAGTAGCACCTGCGGCAACTGAAGCGGCAGGCGATGGCAACAAAGCAGAAGACATCCTAGCGATGATCAGAAGCCGCCAAAGCTAGTTTAAAACTGAGTGGGTGTAGCTCTAAGCTACACCCTATTCAGACAATCTGATAAGGAGATACAATGGCTAATAAAGCATTTGACGTTTCAAAGTTTCGTAAAAACTTAACTAAATCAATCACAGGCATGAGTAGTGGATTCAACGATCCAACTGATTGGATTAGTACAGGTAACTATGCCTTAAACTATCTTATTAGTGGCGACTTTCACAAAGGTGTTCCGCTAGGTAAGGTAACTGTTTTTGCAGGAGAATCTGGTGCAGGTAAATCTTATATCTGTGCAGGTAACATTGTAAAGGCGGCACAAGATCAAGGTATCTTTGTAGTTCTAATTGACTCAGAGAATGCACTTGATGAAAGTTGGTTGAAAGCTCTTGATGTAGACACATCAGAAGATAAACTTCTTAAACTTAACATGTCAATGATTGATGACGTTGCTAAAACTATTAGTACGTTTATGATTGACTACAAAGCAATGCCAGAGGAAGAACGTCCTAAGATATTGTTTGTAGTTGACTCACTTGGTATGCTATTAACACCTACAGATGTTGATCAGTTTAACAAAGGTGATATGAAAGGTGATATGGGTCGTAAGCCTAAAGCACTAACATCACTTGTACGTAATACTGTTAACATGATTGGTAGTTATAACGTAGGACTAGTATGTACTAACCACACATATGCATCACAAGATATGTTTGATCCAGATGACAAGATCAGTGGTGGACAAGGCTTTATCTATGCATCAAGTATTGTTGTTGCAATGAAAAAGATGAAACTAAAAGAAGATGAAGCTGGTAATAAGATCAGCGAAGTACGTGGTATTAGAGCAGGTTGTAAAGTAATGAAAACTCGTTATGCAAAACCGTTTGAAGGCGTACAAGTAAAGATTCCATACGAAACAGGTATGAATCCTTATAGTGGTCTTATTGAACTTTTCGAAAAGAAAGGCTTGTTAGAAAAACAAGGTAACAGACTCAAGTATATCGATCTTAAAGGTGAAGAGCATCTTGATTATCGTAAGGCGTGGATGGATCCTGACAAGATGAATATGATTATGTCAGAATACAACGAGAAACTTGCGCCTATGGTAAATACCCAAGATGAAGAGCCGGTAGAAGAGGCAACTGAAGTCGAACTAATCGAGGAGTAGAAAATTATGGATAGCAGTTTAGTTGTGGATATGTGGAATACGTTTAAAGATAGCATAGATAAAAAGACTATCGATACTGTCGCAGAAACTTATGTAGATACATGTGCTGATTATGGAGCAGATGATCAAACATTTAGAGATGCACTAGGCAGTTGTGATATTCTAGATCAAGCAATTAATTATTATTTAGATCTTGACGAAGAAGATGTAGATGATGAAGACGATTGGGAAGATTAAATGGGATATTACTCTGAAGTTGCTAGAGACATAAACAAAATACCCACAGCGATAAAGTTTTTTGAAGATGAACTTATTGATGCCCGAAGTGAAGTAAAACTAAAAGGTAAC